TAGATGGAAAGAGCATTAATTAAAGCGATAAAGAAAATGTTCGAAGAGAATTGGACGAGCTTAGAGTTAGGAAGCAGTCAAGCGGACAGAGTGGAGGCATATGTCCTTGCAACTATTAAGGAGGTTTACGACAAGAGAGGGCTATAAGGTGCGACTCCTGGAATAAACAACTCCCTTATTGTTTACGTACTAACCAGGAGAGAGAGACAGGCAGCGCTTCGGCGCTGCTTTTCTTATTGTGAGAGAATAATAGATCACCAAGACAGAAGAGAGACGAATAGATCTCCGTGAAAACTTCAGCGATCGGAAAATCCTGGAAGAAAATTTTGTAGATCGTGACTCCTGGAGAGACGTATATCCTCTATTTTAAGACGAGAGTATTCGATTTGATAGGCGAACGCATAAGTCAGCAGTCCAGGACAAACCGCCTACGATTCGCCGCACCGTGCTGCACTACCCACACACACGAATACAAAGCAATATATAACCCCCATACCTTAACCTGGCGGTCGATAAAATATGTATGAATTAGTCAATTTAAACCTGGCAATTTGTGGAGGTGGTGGGAGTCGAACCCACTGTTATTAGATGTTTATATGGGATAAGATCTAACACGAAACCAGTACACCCCCGTCTACAGTATACTATATATAGTGTAGTCTATGACCACTATATGTGGTATAACTACCAGTAGTATGTTATATTACGCAGATCCTGTAATATAACAGTCGAGCGCTCGGCAGTCGTAGCAATCCCTGTGTCACTCCCAACCCAACGCAGTTTATTAAGTGCAGTAACGTAAAAATATTGTCTCTCTCTAATAAATAAAATGTGAGGAAGATCCCTCAACGGATGACTAAGGCGGTCCTGCTAGTCCAACCACAACTCTTTTGTATTATCATATGGTGTTTGTATAGGCAGGAACACCACATTACTTATCCCACGTATGCTACACTATACCATAGAGATATGTCAAATAAAGAAAAAATCACCATCTGTACAGCAGACAACTGTCTGATCCCTTTACCTGAAGGTCGTAAGAAGTATTGTAGTGATAGGTGTTCTAAAAGAACACGACAGAGAGCGTGGAGAGCTAGTAAACCCACAGCAGAGATACAGAACCCCAAGCAGGTAGATGAGAATGTACAGAAACGACGTGGGGATTATTATGCCATAATGAAACAGAAAAATTTTTTTCACGACATATTGAGTGGTGCTAAGACTAAAAAAGAGATCGCTAATATACTAAGCTGCAGTCCATCAACAGTATCTAGGGCAGTAGCTGCTTACTTAGAGGACGTAGAAAAAGAGGCGCTGCACGAAAAGAGGGGGGATCCCTTCGAGCTGCAGGCGGACGTAGAGTCTTTTGTAAAGTTTAGAGATGAATATTTCCTAACAGAGCGTGGTGAAAATTATGAAACACCTGACTTCCAAAAGAAGTGGATAGGTGCTATCTTAGATAGTATAAAGTATGGTAAGCGACTTATGATTTTGTCTCCACCTAGACATGGTAAGACAGATCTCTTAACTCACTTTTGTATTTACATGATATGTAAAAATCCAAACATACGTGTTATGTGGTGCGGTGGTAACGAAGACATTGCCCGTAACTCTGTAGGTGCGGTACTAGACCATTTGGAGAACAATGAAGGACTCATACAAGATTACGGAGACTATGACGGATTTAGACCTAGCAATAGAGGTGGAAAAAGTTGGTCGTCCAGTCAATTTACTGTTGCAACTAGAACAGTCTCTGGTATTAAGTCACCAACTCTTGTCGCAATTGGAAAGGGAGGTAAAATCCTTTCCCGAGACGCAGACCTTATTATTGCAGACGACATCGAAGATCATGGCACAACTGTGCAACCAAGTGCTAGAGAAAACACCAGGAACTGGTGGACAACAACATTACAATCTCGTAAAGAGGAACATACAGGAATGGTCGTCATTGGATCAAGACAGCACCCCGACGATCTTTACCATCATCTCTTAGAAAACAAAGCATGGGAATCTATAGTAGATAGAGCGCATGATCTAGAAATACCTTTAGAAGATGAGTCATTAGATCACAAACCGCATATGTTATGGCAATCAAGACGATCACATAAATGGTTATTAGAACAGTTATCTGCAGCAGAGACTGTAGGCGGTAGAAATATATTTGAGATGGTATATCTTAATAAAGCAGTACCTGACGGTATGGCATTGTTTACCGCAGAAATGATTGATCAATGTATAGACAAGTCACGTAAGCTAGGAGACATACCACCTGGTACAACACTTATTGCAGGACTCGATCCTGCGAGTACAGGGTATCAAGCAGCAGTACTATGGGCATATAATATTAAAACCCAACAAGTATGGCTTGTAGATATTAAGAATGATCAGGGTGGTGGTGTACAAAAAGCACATAAACTTATGAAGGAATGGTACGACAAGTATTGGTTATCACATTGGGTAATTGAAGAAAACGGTTTCCAAAGAGCGATCGGACAAGACCGAGACATAAAACAATGGGCAGCTAATCATGGTGTACGTATAGAGGGACATCAAACCTACAAGAATAAATGGGATCCAACATTTGGTGTAACCAGTATGGTAGGTATGTATGAACAAGAAAAAGTAAACATACCGTACTCTGACGCAAACACACAACGTAAAGTAAATATCTTTAGACAGCAACTGATCTACTTTTCACAAGCAGGTGCAAGTAACTCACGTAACGTAGGAACTAAAACTGACTTAGTTATGGCTAGTTGGTTTCCTATGAAACGAATACGTACCAATGTAAAAATGATGTTAGCTGAAGCTGAAGCTGACTATAATCCATCCTATAGTTATTATAAGCAAAGTGAATACAACGAGGTTTTTTGGTAATGCTAAACGCAGATGAGCTGTTAATTAAAACAGATGATTTAAAAGCAATGCACGAACAAAGCGGTCATTTCGAGTACCGTGATCGTGTACGTTCTATTATGAACGGTGGGACAAATGGTATCTCTGCATTACTAGGTCAAGAAGCAAAAAACTACGATGTTGACTTACCAATACCTAATCTTATTAATTCAGGTCTAGAGCATTTAGCACAGAAGTTAGGACGTATGCCTGACATAAAAGTAGACTCCTATGCAGAGAGTGAACGTGCTAAAGCAAAAGCAGATAAGTTAGAACGTATTGTTACAAGTTTAGACGCTTCATCTAAAATGGAAATGCAGTTACCACAAGCTGCACGATGGTTACCAGGTTATGGTTTTTGTGTATGGATCATTAGACAAAAGAAATCACCTGAAGGAATCATGTATCCACATGCGGAACTAAGAGATCCTTACGATTGTTATCCAGGATATTATGGCGCAGATCAACAACCTAAAGAGTTGGCGTTAATACGTTTAGTACCTAACCAAGTTATTAAATCAATGTATCCACAAGCTAAAGTTACCATTGACGAAAACAGTGCATTCCCATCAGGGTATAGCAAGTTTAAATATACTGATGGTTTCTCTAGAAGTTGGGACAACCACACAGGTGATGGTACAGAATTAGTTGAGTACTATGACGAAGAAGGTACTTATGTATTCCTACCTGAAACAAAACAAATATTAGATTTCACACCTAATCCAATAAAATCGGGACCACGATTTGTTGTATCAAAACGTTTTAGTTTTGACAGACTATCAGGTCAGTACGATCATGTATTAGGTTTGATGGCAGCTATGGCTAAGATTAACGTCTTGTCCATAATTGCAATGGAAGACAGTGTATTTACTGAAACAAATATTATAGGAGAGCTAGAGAGCGGGAATTACAAGAGAGGTAGACTTGCAGTCAACTATCTAACACCTGGTTCACAAGTAGCTAAACCACCAAATAATATACCGTATCAGTTGTTTACACAGATCGACCGTATAGAGAGACAGCTTAGAGTTGGATCTAGTTATCCAGTAAGCGATGACGCAATATCTCCTAACAGTTTTGTTACTGGTAGAGGATTGCAAGAGTTATTATCATCCGTTGATCTAAACGTAAAAGAATATCAGCTATCACTTAAAACAGCAATAGAAGAGCTTGATTATAAACGTTTAGAAATGGATCAGGCGCTTAATGGAAATACTAAAAAACCATTAGCAGGTTATCTAAACGGTACAGCATATGCTGAAAACTATACACCATCTACTGATATTGCAGGTATGTACAAGACAAGGCGTATCTACGGTGTCATGGCAGGATTCGATGAACCTACAAAGATTGTGTCAGGTTTACAGTTACTACAAGCAGGTATTATAGACAAAGAGACTTTGCAAGAAAACATGGACGGATTAGATAACGTACAGAAAATAAATGATAGAATACTTAAAGACGAAGCAGAGCGTACTTTGTTTGAGACATTGAAGATACAAGCAAGTCAAGGAGATCCTAAAGCAACAATGGCATTGGTACAGATATACAAGAGTCCTAACGACATGCAAAAAATATTAGATAAGTTTTATACAGCTACAGAACCTGAAGTACCTGAAGGTGAAGCTGCATTATTAGAGCAGATGATGGGCGGTGGTCAACAACCACAACCTGGACCTGCACCTGATGTACGATCATTATTACTAGGAGGTTTACAAGGTGGCGCCTAAAGAAGAAATCAATATGATATTTGGCGAGATAGTCAATAATTGTTTAGTTGACGTATGGCAAAAAACAGAGCTAGAAATATCTGATCACGAAGATGAATTGTTTGCAGAAGAACCACAGATTGCTGATATGCCACAAGGAATGATTGTACAATATATACCACAAGGTTTAATAATATTTTTTGGTAAACAGGAGGATCTAGATGGCGACTGGTAGTAGTAGAAATCGTGGACGTAGAGGCGGAGTTAAAAGACCTGCAGCTGTAAGTGGTCCAGGTAAATTATCACGTAGAACAGATGGTGCTGCACCAACAATAGAAGATGTACGTGGCATGGTTAATGAGTCTGCAGGAGAAGAAGCAGCACTTGTAGATCAAGTTAGACAAGGAAATATAGAACAACCACAAGAAACTTTTACTGCACAACCACAACAAGGTCCTGCACCATTAGGTGGATTACCTACAGGGTTAGCAGATGTATTCGCACCAGGAGAAGATAATTTAGGACAGTATCAATCACCACCAACACAAGATCAATTTTTAGAACCCGATGATGTCATGCTTATACGAGCAATGGCAGAAGTAAATCCTACTACAGAACTTCTAGGACTACTTAAATTTGCTTCTGATAGACAGATAGGTAGAACGCAGCGTAACCTCTAATGGCTACTTTTCACAGAGATAATCCTGCGGAGGAAGCTAACTTTTATAAAGAGCTACAACAAAGACAAGCTACATACAAAAGAGCTAAAAACTCTATAACTAAAGAAGACGCACTACGTGCTAGTGCAATTGCAAAAGCATATCCAAACTTTTCACCTGATGTAATTACATCTTTAACAACGCTGCAAGTAAAACCTGAAGCACAAGTTTTAAATGACATATCTAAGATGATTTCACAATCTAACAGCAAAACTATTTTAGATAAAGTCTTTGATCCTTTACAAGCAGGTGTACGTCTAGGATTTTTAGGACTAGAAGATTTATATAGAACAACAGTAGATCGTCCTATTAATTCATTTATAGCAAGTACGTTTGGTGATAAAGCAGAAAATCTATCTTTTGCTGACGCATATAGACAAAGCGGTAAATCAACTGTTAAACAATTGTTTGGTGAAATGAACAAGGGTAAGAAGATAAATTTAGGTGAAGGGTTCTTGCCTGTATCAGAAACGTTTGACGCACAGAATCCACAGTCTAAATTTTATGATGAATACCAATACATGATACGATCAGGATTTGATCAAGGTAGAGCAGAACAAATAATACAAAACTATCTAGGTACACCAATAACTTCTATAGATAGACAAATGCAGGAAGGTAATGAGAATTTTACTATTAGTAATGAAAAGGGTACAGTTCCCATATCTTTAGGCAGATCGTTAGCACTACAAGTCGCAGAACCTAATACAAGAACATTTAATGTTGTATCAGGTGTATTAGACGCAGGTAAAGCATTGTTCTTAGATCCTGCAAACTATTTAACATTAGGCATGGGTGCATTTACAAAAGGCAGGAAATCTTTAAAGATACCTGATTACTTAGAAAAGATTTTAAATGATACACCTATAGATAAGATGACTAAAGCACAAAAAGAATACATTGGTGCTGTAAATAAAAGTTGGGGTTTACCGTTTATATCAGGTAGATCAGTATCTAATTATCTAGTTAAAGATGAAGGTGGTAAAAAGCTAATTAATTATTTTGCAGAGTTAGATGATCCTAACAAGTTTATAGAACTCACAGGTATTACTGATAGAGAAGCTATCACTGCCTTTATGGATATATCACAAGATTTTACAAAGTCTAGTGCAGATAAACAATCAGCAGTCAAAAATTTACTTACAGAATTTTTAGAAGATCCTTTTGGACCTATGGGTACAGGAGAAAAACCAACAGTAGGTGCAATAGGTAGATTCTTAGGTGGTGCTACAGAAGAGTTATTAGGCGGCGTACCTAAAGGTACAGGTAAATTATTTGGTGCTAAAAAAGTTATTAAGACAAAACTTATGGATAGTCCTAATAGATCAGCAAGAATATTATCTACATACGCAGGAGAGTTTCCTTATCGCTATGTTGATAGCAACCAGTTAGATGACGCTGTAACAAACCTAAAAGGTTTTATGGATCAAACAACAATGGATACTGTTGCTAAAAATCAAATACTTAACAGAGCTATACGTTTAGAAGATGGTGATCAAACAGGTTTATTTAACGTTGTTAAAGATATGGTTAAGTTTACTGCTGATGATTTAGTAGATAACTATGGTGTTAATGCAGAAGACGCATATACATTTAGTAGAATTTTTGAAGATTACTTACCTGAACTACGTGCATATTTTATAGATTCTGTAACAGGTAACAACGTAGCTAATCCTGGTGCAAAGATAAGTGAAACGATTGTTGACAACAAAGCATTCATTAATCCTGATCCGCATACATTAACAGAGTTTATCGAACGTACAATACCTTTACCTGATCCTGCACAATTAGCAAAAGCTATGAACTCTATGTCTTTAATTAGAGCTAAAGCGTCAGAACAGGGTATAGATATGTTTAGTAAACTACCTGCAAAAATTAAATCAGGAACTATGTCAAAAATTATAGACAGTTACTACGGTGACTTTTGGAAACCATTCGTGTTATTACGTGGTGCCTGGTTACTACGTGTTGTTGGTGAAGAACAATTACGTATGTATACACGTGGTTATGACAATATATTTAGCAGACCGTTATCTGTATTGTCATTAGGAATACTTAAAAAACCTAGCACTACAGAAGCTGCACGTTGGACTAGCAAGAATGTAGAGTTTAAAGATTTATTAGGTAACCCGTTAGAAGAAGCACTTGAATGGCAAGCTGCTAGTTCACGTAGGTATGGATCTAATAACTTTGATCACCTATTTGGTGGTAACTACAGAGCAGGCAAAAGAAGAAAAAAACCTGGTGTACATCCGATGGATACTATTACAAAAGAAGAAGCATTAGCTGCACAAGAGACAAGACCACAATTATTACAGAAGTATTTTGATGATGGCATTGTAAGAGAAGTTGCTCATTTACATTACGATAGATTGTTTAATCATTTGTTTAGAGGTGCTTTAACTAAAAAACAAAGAGATCAAAGAATGAAAGAGTTTGTAGAAGGTACTTCTTCTAGAGCGCAAGATATTATAGAAGCATACTCACAGGGTGGACCTACATATAAAGCTAGAATGTCCACAGCAGGTGGTAGATTCGCATACACTGAATCTATTTATGCTAGAGCAAACCAATTAGCAGGTGGTGCTTTTGATCAGAATCTAGAAGTATTACAAGATCTAGCTAATAAAATGAACATAGACGATCTTGATTTTGGTAAAACACCATTCCCACTATCTGTAGAAAAAACTGCTAACACAAACATATTTGAAATGCTTGTACGTAACAGACTAAATAGAATAGATGGCAAACAATATACAACTGAAACCTTAGATGACTTTTTTGATAGCATACAAAATGGAGATAAAAGTCTTTATCAAAATGTTAAAAAAACTCTTATGTCAGATGAGTACATAAATGATCTACCTAACGTTGTTGCTGTAGGTAAAACAGATTACATAGATGATGTAGGCAAAATGGAGTTCTATACTAATAAAGCATTTGACGCTTTAATGGGACAAAGAACTGACAATGCTTCTAGGTCACCAGTCTTTAGACAAGCATACTGGAGAACAATATACGATATGCTTCCGTACATGTCTGCAAAAATGCGTAACACAATGATGGAGGGTGGTAACTATATTGTCGGTGGTAAAGAGTTCAACGTATCAGGTGCTTTAAATGCAAATTTACCTGGTGAAAACTTAATGTCTTCTTTACGTGCAGATATTGGATTGCCTGCACAGAAGTTACGTAAAACTGATACAGAGATAAACATTGACATGTTTCAAAGAAAAATTAAAGAACTAAATGATCGTGATGTAAAAGCAGGTTTAGATTACAAAGATGTAGATGAAGAGTTCGATAAGTTCCAAACAGCGTATTTAAAACGTAAAGGTGATTTAGATAAACAACTTGCAGATAAGACTGAAGAACTAGCTAAGTTAGAACTAGACATAACAGGTACTTATGGATCAGGTGTTAGTTACGAAGATGACATTGTACCTATGAATGTTAAAAAAAGAGTAGACGATTTACAAGAAGATATGTTTGATCTAGAGTCAAAACTAGAGACCAATAAAGAATTGTTTGATTCAAACTTAGAGACAAGATCAGAACTACTAGGTTTTACAGATAAATCAGGTGACGTTGACTTAATTGATAGAATAGCAAAAGCACGTGCATTAACAGAAGTGCAAGAGTTATTGTATGACTTAACTAAACGTAAAAAGGTTGCATACAACCTACGTGGCATATTCCCATTCGGCGAAGCGTACATAGAGATTATGACAACATGGGCTAAGTTATTAAAAGAAAACCCTGAAATTACACGAAGAGGACAAGTAACAGTTAATGCTTTACGTGGTGATAATCCATTTAGTCCAGTACAAGGAGAGGGATTCTTAGGACAGGATGAAGTTACTGGTGAAGAAGTATTCTATTATCCTATGATCGACGACTTAGCGTCAGACGCATTGTTTGGTGAAGATCGAAATGTAGGAGTAAGGTTTCCTGGTTATGCTTCATCGATTAACTTAGCATTAGAAATAGTACCTGGTATTGGACCTGCGGTAGCTATACCTGCTAGTTTCTTTGTTAATGCTAGTCCAAACTTTGACGAAGCTAAAAAAATATTATTCCCGTATGGATTGCCTGATGTAAGAACAGCAGGAGATCTTATTTCAGCAGCAGGTGTACCTGCATGGTTACGTAATACATACCAAGCATTGTACGCATACAACGAAGATGTTGGACAAAACGAAATAACACGTATTGCTTCTAACACTACTATTGATGTATATCGTATATTAAAAGCTAACGGTTCAGATGATCGTACTTCACAACAACAAGAAGCACTTATGAAGGAAGCTAGGTCTATTGCTAGAAACTTAACCTTAATTAAAGCTGCTTCACAGTTTGTTGGTCCAGTAGGACTTAACCCTAGATTTGATATAGGCAACGATAAGAATGCAGGACATGTTTATTCTATGCAAATACTTGCAGATAGATATAGAGAGATGTTACAGACTCCACCAAAAGATGAGATTACAGGACAATTTCTTTATGCACCTGGAGATAACTATTCAGCTACGAAGTTCTTTATTGATGAATTTGGATTTAATCCACTAGACATTGCTACACCCAAGACAGTAGTAATAGAACCTAGACCAGTAGATGAACGTGGTGTAAAGTTTCAATTAGAAAATCCTGAAATATTCGAGAACTATACTTTTACTGCACAATATGCAATACCACAAGGCGGAGGTGGTCCATTCGATTATGAAGCATATGTACGTACAATTGCTAATGAACAAAGAGAACCTCTTAAACCTGAAGAGTGGCTAGCTAAAAGGAATCAAAGACTAGGTGATTTCTTTATGGAAGATAAGAGAGTAAGTACTTTACAAACATATGACATAACAGATCCATATCAGAATCAAATGCGTGAGAGAGAAATGGCATTGTCTAGAGATATTGCTAGATCTAAGTTTCCAGGATTCGATTCTACAATACCTGGATTACCACAAACATCTACATTAGATATGCAATTTGAAGAGCTTAAAAATTGGGAGAAGAGTAGAACACTATCACAAACACCAGTAGGTAAAGATTTACGTGTTGTATTAGGGTTTATAGATACATTAGAAAAACGTGCATTAGTTGTTGGTCTATCTAAAGAAGGTTGGAAAACATCAAGGACTATGTTAAAAGAACGTCAACAATTACGTGATACTATAGGTATGTTAATAAATAAAAACCCTGATTTCCAAATATTAGCAGAACGTGTATTGCTACCTTTATTCCAGGAACGTACAGATTTCTTAGAAGATTTACAGTATGACTATGATACACTTAATGAATATGGTGTGTACTTACCTAACTTACCTGGTACAGAGGATATTTAATGACAGAAGAATTTAAGCAGGCGCTAGTACAAAGTATTTTAGATCAGCGTGGTTTTACAGAAGATGAACAAATATATAAAGATCTTGTTGCATTAATTAAAGAATCTAATGATCAATTGTTTATTGCTAAGGTATATAACGATCTAGCAATGTACGACAAAGTACAAGCACAAATGTCTAATCAGCTTATAAGTTTTGAGTCTGCATACAGAGGAGTTATGGGTGGATCTTCTAACCCTACACTTGCCACCTTTAATAAAGCAGTAGATAATAATGCAGAGTCTCGTACATGGAGAAGTGGTAAGTCACCACAGGAACAAAAGTTTGCAGCAGATATATATAGAGGTTTAGATGTTGCTGCAGGTCTTAAAGGTCCTGAAGGTTCAGAGAATGCTAAAAACTATTATGACTATTTAAATACAAAACTAGAACAAATAGTTGAAGAGACAGGCACGTTAGGAGTTATAGTTAGACCACCACGTGGTGAAGGTGGACAGATCTATGTAACAGAAGATCTTAATGAATGGTTCCTTAACAATCCACCTAGAGATATGACAGAGGGTTTTTATCCTACAGAGGGTAAAGACTATAAAAAATATCCAGGATTTGCTAAACCTACAATATTGACAAAACCAGTAATGACTTTTAATGACGAGTCAGGATACTACGAACATACTGGAGATTACTTATATGGTGCTGAAACTTTTAATGACAGTGGTAAATTTAATACAGCTTTAGATACTGGTGATACATTCCAAGTAGCTGTGGGTATAAATAGACCTGACGGTACAAGTACTGGAGAAGTACAGACACTAAGCTATGACGAATTGCAATTACTTAACGCAGAAATAGAAGGTGATCCATCTAAAACAATTATTAACGTATCAGGTGATAAACAAGAAATTAATGCGCAGTTAACACAGTGGATTGATTTTAATACACAACAAGCTAATGCACCTGAATATGATATTTTTGGTGGGATTTCACCCGACTATGCAATATATAAACAACCTGATGTAGCAGACGCTTTTAAAGACGGAGATCCTACAGCAGCACAAATGAAGGACGCTATGTTACCGCAGCAAGTATATGCAGGTAATATTCCTGAAGGTCAGTTCTATGGTGGCACAGATCACATATCAGGTCAAGGACCAGGTATGAATGGTACACAGAAAATATCATGGATCTCATTAGCGCCACAAGAAATAAAAGCTGTACAAGTAGATTTAATGCAAGCAGGTTATATAACTGCTGAAGATTTCTTTTTAGAACAAGGTGCATGGCAAGGTAAAACATCACAAGGTATGTACTCTGCTATGGTTGACGCAAACCTAAACATGATAGATGTGTATTCACAACTTAACAGTGAGAAGGAACGTTACTTTAAAAAACCACCTTTAGCACCTAAAGTATATGCAACACCATCTCCAGGATTTATTAAAGGAGAAATAGACAATGCACTAAGAGCTGCAGGAGTTACACGTAAACTTACAGACGCAGAACTTATTGCCTTTAGTGATTTCTATATAGGGGCAGATAAAGATTATGAGACAGCAAGTGCAGAATATAGTAAGAATCTTGATTTAGCGAACAGGTTATTTCCTGGCGCACCTGATAGTATTTCTATACCAAGTACACCAAGTGAAGAGTTAGCAGCATTTGCAGAACAAAAGTTTGAACCTGAACTAGCAGCACAGCAGAGAGGTATACAAGAAAAGAATGATCTTAGCTTTTTGTTTAGTTCATTAGATCAATTCGACAATATGATTGGGAGATAATGGATCCTGACGATATTTTAGAAGAGTCTTTAAAAAAAATAAAAACATCAAATGATGAATTTGTTTCAGAACAAGTTGATAATATTATTTCAAAAAAAATTAATGACCTTATTAACACAGACGGTAGTGCAGAAGATTTAGTTAATTATTTTGAAGAGTTATTAGAATTTAATTTAAATGAATATGATAAGAAACAAGTTTTAAAGTATGTAAATAATTATGGTAAAAAAAATTTAGGTGATCTTTTATTAAAAGATTCTAAAAGTTTTAGTAAAAATACAAGAGGCATTTATCCTCCAGTAATATTTGACAATTCTAAATCTGATGATATTGGATATTTAGTTTGGAAAACTATACAGGAGTTTGTTCCTAATTTAAGACCTACGCCTAATGCAATTAATTTTGTAAAAAATTTAGTTGAGTCAGGAGAAGATATAAACTTTACTGCTATCTCTGACGCTGATGTAGATACTCCAAATACTGTAGAAGCTGCAGCAGCAGATGTTGTGCCTAATGATATTAGTCAATTATCAAATAAAGATAAGGTTATGCAACTTGATGATGTAGCAGAAGTTAATAATGACTTTGTATATAACAAATTTAAAGATCGTCAGAACACTGCAGACAATGTAATTTTTAAAGAAGGTAAAGATGGGACTATAGAACTACTTGTTATTAAACGTAAGCGTGGTCCACATAGAGACTTGTTTGCTTTACCTGGTGGCATAGTTGACGTCGAAATGTCAGATGAAAAAATAATAAAGAGTGTTGTTGATCCTAGCGAATTAGGACGTTTGCAAGATTCAGTTTTTAGTATTAACGGTGAAGTGTTACCTATAGACGCAGAAAATTTAAGTGCTTCAAGAATTTTTGCACAAGAAGCAATGCGTGAAGCAGTTGAAGAAGTTGGTTTAGAAAGTAAATTTATTAAAGCTTCACAACCTTTACCAATTAAATACAATAGATATGATTGGGACGCAAGAGCAGCTAGTGGTGTAAACGTTGGTGGTGCGTTCATAGTTGTCAAAGATTTACAGAGTGATGAAATAGTTGACGGTCAAGTAGTATCTACATTTACAGAATGGAAACCAAAAGCAGCAGATGACGCGTTATCTTATCAATGGATAAAACTTGATGATGTTATTGATGGATCAGCAGAACTTGCATTTGGACACACAGAGTTTGTAGAAGACGCACTTACATTTTCTATTAGAAACAAATATTTTGATAAATCTAATATGGCTACAATAGTAAAAGGCACAGCTGTATATGATTTAGAAGATGTTGATAATCTTAAAATACAAACACAAGCCGCTGCAAAACGCAACGTAGAAATTATAAAAGGTAGCAATGCAGTTCGTGAACAAGTTGGTCAACCGATTATACCTATAGAAGGTAACAATGTTATTGATCGTCAAAACAAAGCAATGATCGATAGCATTAGACAAATGGGTAAAATGAATTATGGCGATGGTATAAAATTTAATGCTATAGATCAAATGAGACCTGACTTTATATTTGTAGATATTATGCAAGCTGCAATAAAAGATGGCGGAGGTACTGCAACAATAAGTCCTAAAGATTTTGAAGACGATATAGTTACTACAAAAAGTCCTGAATACAACGACGCCTATTTTGACGTAAAACTAAACGACAAAGCAAAAAAACGTGTAACAAAACAAGTACAAGAATATACTAAAAAATATTACAACTCATCATTAAAAAGAAGATTAAACGAAGGCATGCAAATAACACCAGTAATAGCTGCTATGAAAGCGAATGCAGATAAAATTATTAACAGTCCTGAATTTAAAACAATAATTGCAGAAGCATACGATAGAGTAATTGTTACAGAAGCAGACACAGATTTATATTATGTAGTACAAGCTGATACTGACGCTGCACTTTATGGTTACTTAGATCCCAAAAATACAATCATTGCTAAAGAAGGTTTAGAAGCTGCAGTTAGTGATGTCATTGAATATCAAAAAAGCGCCAATCCTGAAGTAGGAAATGCGATGGAATCTATTAGAAATAAAAATAAGAAGTTTTATACCAAAACATTTCCTGAAGAGATATATACACCTGCATGGGAATACTACCAAAACAATTCACCTGCTATGCCTGAAGCTATGTTAGATACAAAAAAATTAGTTAGTACTGCTGACGGTAATTTAAGTGGTATGGTTTATCACGGTGGTAATGGTTTAAATGCAAAAGGTAGAAAAGTTTTTGAGATATTGCAAACATATTTACCTGCTACAAGTTTTGGAACAACTGCACCTATGAGAGAATTTGCAAACACTATGGAAGGTTATCTAAATAGAATTACTTATGAAAACAATATTGATTGGTTAGATCCTACTAAATACAGGTCTCAACAACTACGTTTAAACTATATGTACACAACTTCAAACCCTTTTGTAGCAAGTTCATACGCATTAGGTGGACACAATGAAGGTACTATACGTGCAAAGAATGCAGAAGTTTTTGACGCTTTATACAAAATATTGAATCATAAAGATATATTAGACATAGAAGATGTAGATACACTTGATATGTTGAACAATGATTTACATCAAGTAGGTTTAGAAATTAATACAACAAAAGATGGGGACAACTTTTTAAGAAGTTTAGATAATACAACTACACTATTAATAGATCCAGGTGTGTTACAAATAAAGTTTAATACGCCACCTAATTCTATATTACATACTGATATGCCATTAATAAGACAAATTAATAATCCTAATGTTACAAAACTCCTAAGACAGATTGTTAAAAACTCTAGCCCTGAACATGTGTTGTCAGAAGAAGCACTTGATTATTTAATAGAAGATTTACACAAATCAGCAACAGGTAGATATAACGAAGTTATGAGAAGTGAAGAAGGAGAAAGAAAAATATCTCAAATGTTACTTGACGCAAGAAAAGATAGTCCTGCAAGAGAGACAATTAAAAAATATTATGCAAATATTATGAGTAGTGATCAAGGTATGGAGATCGCTATAAAAGATATTCTTAAAGGTAAAGATGAAAAGAATTTAAATTTTAGTAATATGCAAGATCTTATGGCAGGAATGATTAGACCTAGAGAAGCAATATCACCTGAACTATATGATAAAGCATTTGAATATATTAAGAAAAACGATCTTAGTTATATACGCGGTGATAGTACATTACCTGTTACACCTGTATGGTATAACGATAATAGAACCACAGCAGGACACGTTTTATTTACTGCACAAGCAGATGAATTTTTTCAACAAAAAAGAATACAGTTCGAAGACATGTTTGAGTTTGCTGCAACGCAAGTAGATCCTATATCATTGGGATCACACCAGGCGGTAAGAGAATTACTATATGTTAAAAATGTTACAGATTATTTAAATGATTATCCACAACTTAAAGCACAGTTTTTTAAAGATTTACCAAGCGAAATAGGATATGACTATGTTTCAAAAGGTGGGTATGGACTCAATATAAATGATGATCTGTTACAAGATATGGCTATCTATTCTAAATTAATGATACAAAAATTCGAAGTACGCTACGAATTAATGAATATAGATGGTGACTTTAAAGATTTTAATCCTAATGAAAATAATACGGTAAAGTTAGTAGATGATTTAGTTTACGAATCTTTTGGTTTTAAGGACGGAGATAGAGAACTTATAAACTTTTTAAATCAGATGAATGGACAGTCAAGAAGCACACCAGTACCAGGAGGTAGTCCAACTAAATACGCAGATATAGCTTTATTAAAGTCATTGTCAGAAAGCGGTATAGAAATAGTTGCAGGTACAGGCGGTGGTCGTGTTGGCAATGATTTTCATGATGTGTTAGGTATCGTAGATCCTGGAGATAAGTTTGGTACAGGAGTACCGAGACAAACTAAGTTTGAAATTGTAGCTAAAGAATTAGACGCTGAAAAATTAGAAACAATTGGACAACTAGCAGAAGGTGTTAAAAGTTTTAATGATTTAGATGATAAAACAATTAAATCAATTGCAGAATTTATACCTATACAAACGATTATGGATAATCAAGAATTGACAGACGTAAAAAAACAACAGTATCTAGATTTGTATACTTCTTTAGACATAAATGATCAAAGATTTTTTGACATAAACTACATAAACCCAACAAAACTTGACGGAGTGTTCTTGCAAAATTTTGATGAGTATAGAGAACTGCTTGCAAAACAATCTATATTTGGAGATGTTGATAGCAAAGTGGTACAAAATCATACAACAAAAGTTATGGATGAATTGTTTGCACAAGTACCTGCAAAAAATGTAGCACAAGTAGCAGCAAAAACTGGTCTCTTACAATCTTTAGGTAATGGTTTAGATATGTATGACGCTGCTGTATTAGCGCCAGTTATGCTAGATATGCTTATATCAAAGACAACAGGTGTAGGTAAAGCTACTGAAACTATAGGTGGTGCAGTCGCAGATGTTGCACAAGACATTTATGATCCTACTAACGAAGACACAGTATTTGAAAAAACGTATGGATCACCTGAAGATCCAAATTCTTTAGCAGGTTTATTTAGTGGAACATTTGATATATATAAAGAAGCTGCTAATCCATTAGTTGAAGAAGCAAAGAACAATAGATTACTCGGACCAATGTTTGATAGTATTAAAGAAGGTGCTATATCAGCATTAGATACTGTCAAAGATGGGTTTGGTATGAACGATTGGATATACAACGTTAAAAGAGATATGTACGTATCTACTAAACTAAAAGAAAAAGGTTACAATGGTAAGGATATACGTATACCATCAGGACTTGTTTCAGAACTAGAATCAGAATATGAAGCAGGTTTACCAAAAGTAGAAGATAAATACGGGAGACCATTAGATGTTGCTGACAGTAATAATTTTCCTAAGTACAATCCAGGTAGGAGATAATATGTTTGACGCAAGAAGTTTTCCAGTAATAGAAGGTGGTGGTGATTATCCATCTATCAAATATAGAGAAGACGGTATTGGTGTAGTAGATCCTAATAGAATATACGAAGCCATGATCAATCATAGAAATGATAAAGGTAGAGATTTAAACGGTAGAAAAAAAGTAGCATGGTTTAAAGATGGTGTAGATATGGCACCTGAATTGCTTACAGTATTCGGTGTTGAGAGTGCAAGTAATAGAACCAAAGATGGTGAGATTTTAAATATTAATAACATACCATACAATGCACATGCAGAATATAACGTACCAGGTAGTGGTGAGAGTTATGGAGTAATGCAAATAGACGTTATGGGCGACAATAAAACTTATGTGATGATGGCAATGGATAAGAAATATGCAGAAGAAATAAATAAAGCAAAGACTATAAAAGAACGCAATGCTATTGGTGCAAAACTTTTTGAAGAAAACAAAGATGAAGCAATAGGTTTTCTTAAAGACATAAACAATATAGATAAACATATGATGATTGCTAGTACTATATTTAATGACAATGGTATGGAAGGGTGGAATGCCTACACTAATTACAAAAAAGGTAACGATCAAGGGTTTAATGATCTATATGAATCAGTACAAACTGCTAATGATCAACGTATATATACATCGTGGGATCAAGATCTTATGAGTGAGAACCGTAAGAACACCGCAGACATGTTACGTATATTGGAATTACGTGACAAAATGCCTGTTAATATAAAGGATAGAGCGAAAGCATTGATAGACGCATACACTTCTTTAAAAGAAAGACGTGAAGATATGACTGATTTTGCTGATAAGAAAATAGAAAAACTAAAACCATTTGCAGGGATATATGGCAGCTAATTTAATACCACAGTTACCAAGCGATACACAAGTTTGGCAAGAGATAAATGAATCAGGTCAATCTATATATTATCTTGTTTATAAACTACCACAAGAAGCAGCAGAGTTATCACCTGGTTTAGAAAACTTTACATTTAGATATAAAGTTAAAGATTTAAAATCAATCACTGCCACAGGTACTGTAACACCTGACGTAGTCATTACAAAAAATGGAGAAGTTTATAGTACAGAGGGTAGTTCAAATATTACAGCTGATGATTATACAAACAGTTTTTACTTTGGAGATCATACGCAACTAGCAGCTATACATGGTGGTATGGAAGCGGGTGCAGTTGGTTATGAATACTTTATAGAAGCATTAGAACAAGAAGCTAAATACAAACCATACATATTCAGTAAGAATACAGCAGGTCAATATGATTATCTTGCCGTTGCATTAGAAGCAGCTAAAGAAGGTAGGACAGCTAGAGAATCAGAACTATCACAAACTACCTGGTGGCTACAGCATACAGATACAGAGAGACAGCAGATGAACTTTGCACATAAAGATCCTGCTACATTTAGTGCTAATGGTATAAAGACACGTGAAGATATTATTGGCAGGATGTTATCAGCAGGTTTAACAACATTAGATCCTGCAGTCATTGACGCTATTACGCAGAAAAAACAATACGGTATGTTTAATGATCAAGATATAACTAACACAATTAATAAACTAGCTAACCCATTAATTAGATTTACATTAGATCCTGAAGTCAAAGCTGCATTAGAAGGCAAGACTTTAGAAACTATAGAACTTACAAGACAAATGGAAAATACAATAAACTCAATACTCGGTCCTGGCACATCAGATAACTTTAACTTAGATCAACTTACTGCAGACTATGCAGATAACCCTACAGCTTTTACACAAGAGTTTCTACCTAAGTTACAAGATCAATTCCAAACTACATACGCACAGTACAAAGGTACTAACGTTAAAGCATATGAAGAAATAGCACCAAGTTTAAGAAGTGAATGGGTAAGCATAACAGGACAAAGAGCAGACGAAACCACTGCACAATGGAAACAGTTTGCTGCTACTAATGATATAGCAGAACGTAAAGATATAGCATTCGCAGCAGCAGCAGAGCTAGGTACACAAGCATACAGAGATCAAGTAATAAGTGATCTAGAAAATAACTTTGGTAAAGCAGGTGCGCGAGCAACAGGAGGAGGATCATTTAGATGAGTATACTTGCTAGGTTAGTAGATTTTTTACCCGAAGAAGATAGACAAGCAATTGCAGCTTCAAGACAAACTGGTCCATCAGCTGTTGCAGCAGGACCTGCAACTACAGCTATAGACGATAGACCATCAGAAGTAGAAGTAGAAGCAATTGCAGATCGATACGTAGCTGAACAAGCAACAGCAGCTGAAGCAGTAGTACCACCTGTAGTAGAAGAACCACCAGTAGAAGAACCTGCAGGTACTGAAGACACGGGTACTGTAGTTACAAGTAATAACGTTACAAGTGATGAAACTGTTGTAGAAAATGGAAGATTACTTGTTTACTCTATTACTAGAGACGCTAATGGTAATGTAGTTAGTAGAACATTTTTAAAAGATCTCGGACCAACAGGAGGCGGAGGAGGCGGAGGTGGTGGTGAAGTAGCACCAATAGCAGGAGATCCTGTAGAAAAATTTAACGTTAAAGAATTTGCACAAGCTAACTATGGTTTCTTAGGTCAAGAATTATTAGATTTATTTATTGATGAATACAATGTTAACGGTGGTGACGCAGACGAAGCATTACGAGGTATGCGTACTACACAAGCATACAAAGATAAGTTTCCTGGAATTTTTAGAGAAGATGGTACAACACTTAGAATAGAGAGTGATACACCTGAATTAGATTACATAAAAATTAAAGAAGACTACAGCACATACTTAGAAGATTACAACTTGAATCCGCAATACTTTGAAAATCAAATGACAGAATTGTTTGAGAATGACGTGGATCCATCTACATTTGCTAATAGATTAGATACTGCATATACATCACTGTTTACACAGTTTGACGCTGTTAAACAATACTACGTACAAAACTATCCTGGTATATTTCCATCAACAGATGATCTAACTGATGAAGCTATATTCGCTTCTTTTATTAGTGAAGATATATCAGCTGACATAATAGAACAAAGAGTCAAAGTATCTCAAATAGGTGGTGCCTTTAAAGAAGAAGACTTAACTATATCTGCAGATCAAGCACAACGTTTAGTTAGTGCAGGACTTAGTGGCACAGGTGCGCAACAGATAGCACAAAGAGCAGAAGCTAGGTTACCTAGATTACAACGACTTGCTAAAAGATTTACAGGTAGAGAAGACATCTTTGGTTTATCAGAGTTTATTGAATCAGAAGTATTTGGTGAAGGTGCAGCAGCACAGCTAGAAGAGAGATTAGAATCAGAACAAGCGTCAGTCTTTACAAGAGCTGAAGGTGCAGCTGCTACACAAGCAGGTGTTACAGGATTGATCGAACAATAATGTTTAAGTGGGTAAGAGCAAGGAATAAAAAAGGTCACTATAAGTCTGACAAAGCATGGACCTGGTGGAATGACGCCTACAAAATAATATTAACAGAACAAGGAAAAAAACTAATTACCGTGTTTTTATGTGTTATAATAATTGTATTGGCGTGGTCAGTATCCGCCAAGTAAATAATAGATCGACACTCTAGCTTAGGGTTCCTACGTCCTAGCTACGTATTAAATTCGTAGAGGTGTTGTATGCGTATGTTGCAGCGCCGATTCAACATGTAATTAAATTTTGTAACCACTCCCAATATGTACCACACCTTATTGGAGAATAGTGTAATCGTGTGAGAAATGGAGAATATCAATGACAGACGAGCAAACAATGGACGGCATGGAAAACAATGACGGCATAAAAGGTTTAAGGGAAAAACTTAAATCAGTTGAACAAGAGAATAAAGAATTAAAGAATGTTGTAAAGACTTCTTTATTTAAAGATGTAGGAATGGATCCTGATTCAGGAACTGGTAAAATGGCTTTCGATCTTTATGACGGAAAACCAAACACTGGTGAACTAGGACAATGGCTTAAAGAAAACTATAACATCGATACTAACGTACAGCAGAACAACGAAGTAGCTGCTGCAAAGATCGCTGATAGTGACGATAAGCTACAAACTATACAACAAAATTCTGTTGCACAAACACCTGCCGATTGGACACAGAAAATGCAAGACGTAATTGCAAGTGGAGACACATCTGTAAGAGATAGTCTTAGAGCAAAAATAGCTTTACAAGAAGAAGCAAAGAAAAAATAACTCGTAAGAGTAGAAAGGCAGCTAAAACATGGCAGCAATATCAGGTGCAAATCCAATAGTAGCTAGTGACGTTAATAACTTTACTGGTGAACTTTTCAAGATCACACCTCATAGAACACCTTTACTTGCAGCAGCAGGTGGTTTGAATGGTGGGAATGCGATCAACTCGACATTCTTCCAATTCCAAACACAAGACAATGCAGTGATCACAGCTGTTACTCCTGATGATGAAGGGGGATCCCCAAATTATTCAGGTAGAAGCAGAGCGTCACAACAGGGTGTACTACAGATTTTCCATGAAGCCGCGCAAGTATCTTATACTGCACAAGCAGCTTCAGGCGAAATCGTACCGTTTGATCTTGCAGGAAACTACAAGAACGGCGATCCTGCACTCGCACTAGCAGGAACAAGTCCAATCAATGATGAGTTAGCTTATCAGATGGAATTAGTATTAGAACAAGTCGCAAAGAAAGTAGAGTGGGCAGCATTTAACGCAACTTATGCTGATGGTACTTCAGGTAACCGTCAGATGAGAGGTCTTAAAGCACACCAAGACTTATCAGGCGGCAACTCCGTCAATAACGATGACGGCGCAGGATCACCTGCAGCTCAAAAAATTAACTGGGACATCATTGCTTCAGCAATGAAAACTCTCTATGACGCAGGTGCGCCAATGAGACAACCAGTACTTTTCGTTTCCCCAACAATGTTGTTGGATCTTAACAAAGAGTTAATTAAAGCTACAGTTGGATCTGTGAATTATGGTATTTTACCAAGAGACAGAAACATTGGAGGTGTTGACATTGATACAGTGGTTACACCATTCGGATCTATCGGTCTAGCATTATCCGATGTCTTGCCTGCAGGTACTATATCAGGATCTAAGCAAGCATTTATCGTTGACCTTAGTTTCGTCAAACCAGTATTCCTTAACATTCCAGGTTATGGAACTATGTTTGTTAGAGACTTAGATCAAAACGATCAAGCAAGAATTGCTAAAGCAGTATATATGGAAATGGCGTTCGACTTCGGACCTCAACAATATCACTGTGCAATTGATAACGTAGTAGGTTAATCCCTATTCAATAATTACTCAAACACCGCTATTCCACCATAGCGGTGTTTTGAGTATGTTAGAATTTACAATATGGTATACGGTAGAAGTAAAAGCGAAGTAGCTTTAATAGACATTTCAGATGACGCA